TTCAGAAAAAGGTACAAAAGCAGCTGGTGGTAGAGCAAGAAAAGCTATCGGTGAAATTAAAAAATTAGTTACAGGTTATAGACAAGCATCTGTTTCTGAATCAAAATAATCGGAGGTTATAATGTCAGAACAAAAGTTCCCAAGTGAAGTAATTGATTTACCAAGTGAAGGTAGATTGTATCCAAAGGATTCACCATTATCAAATGGTAAAATAGAAATAAAATACATGACAGCTAAAGAAGAAGATATTCTTACATCAGCCAATTTAATTAAAAAAGGTGTTGTGATTGATAGATTGATAGATTCATTAATTTTAACAACAGGTGTAAAATCGGATGATTTAATATTAGGTGATAAAAACGCAGTAATGGTTGCAGCTAGAATATTAGCATATGGACCTGATTATACTTGTGAAATTCAAAACCCTAATACAGGTGAGGTAATTACAGAAAAATTTAATTTAGCTGATTGTCCATTTAAAAAATTACCAAAAGATATCACAGAGAATAAATTTGAACTTGAATTACCAATATCTAAGAAAAAAGTAACTTTTAAATTATTAAGTGGTAAAGAAGAAGCATTAATAAATGAAGAGTTAAAAGCCTCTGAAAAAATAAATTCTGAAGTTAAACCAGAACTAACCACAAGATTAAGACATACAATAACATCCGTTGATGGTGATGAATCACAATCTACAATAAATAATTTTGTTCAAAATATGTTGGCTAGGGATTCAATGCATTTAAGAAATGAAATTAAAAATGTAACACCTGATATTGAATTAACTCAAGAAATAGATTTAGGAGGTGAGTCCGTCAAGGTAGATATACCGATGACGGTTGGGTTTTTTTGGCCTTCAAGTGAAGGATAAACCAAAACTTCACGAACAAATATTTCAATTAATGTATTATGGACAAGGATTTACTCATTCCGATGTGTATAATATGCCAGTGTATTTGAGAAACTTTTATTACAAACAATTAGCTGAAACTCGTAAAAAAGAAAATGATGAAGTGAAAAAAGCTAATCAAAAGTCTAAATCAAGAGTAGCCAAACCTGCAATCAATCCAAGATTTAAAAGATAATTTTTCACATCTATGATATTTATATATGAATACAACTATCTAATTAGGAGAGTATTGTGTTAAAGAAAAAATCATATATGAATAGTTCAAGTATATTAACTGAAGGAGCTATTAATGCTTTTTTAAAAGGTCTGTTCAAAGGTAGAGAAGGTTTAAAAAGAGACGCTGTTAGAGCAAAAGTTAAATTAGAAAAAAGTATTGATAAATTTAATGATAATCAATCAGATTTAGAAAAAGAAATTGAAAAAGTTTGGGGTAAAAAAGTAAAATTACCAAGACAAACTTTTGATGATGTTGTTAAAAAGGCGAGATAATTAAATGGCTCCAAAAAGACAATATGTAAAAGATAGAGAAGATGTAAAAAATCTAACAGGTGAAGTAGAAAAACTTACCCAAAAACAAGAGGGATTTTTAAGGTCACTAACCACAAGTGGTGATAAGTTTGAAAAAGTTGTTGAAACAGCAAAAAAACTAGCCGACACATTATCTACATCAAATAAATTTAGTGAAGATGCTAATTCTTTAGCTGAAAATCAAGCTGCTGCAGCAAAACTTGGATTAAGTTTAGGTAATAGACAAACTTTTTTACAAAAAGTAAAAAACCTTAACGCCTTAAATGAATTAAAAATAAGTAGAGCTAATTCAGGTGTTGAAGACAAAATTACTGATAAAATAATTGAACAGGTAGAAGAACAAAACGAACAAGTTGATTTGGCTAAAGAATTTGGTAGTGCAATGGGTAATGTTGATAGTGTTTTTGGTGGAATTGGTGCTACTATTAGAGATGGTTTAACTAATCCATTAGTTGGAGCAGGTGTGTTATTAGCCACATTTAATTCACAACAAGAGACCATAGCTAAACAATTTGGGGGAATAGGAGTAACACAATTTAGAAGAGAATTGACAAGTGCAAATCAAACTTTTGTTAAATTAGGATTAACAAGTGAAGAAGCACAAAGTAGCATTTCAAATTTGGCAAATTCATTTGGTTTGGGTGTTGATGAGGCTAGTAAATTATCAGAAACTGTTGGAAGAATAGCAGCTTCAACTGGTATGAGTGTAGATGATTCAACTAAATTAGTAGGGTTGTTTACACAAACACAAGGATTATCTGGTCAACAAGCTGAGGATTTATTATTAGGAACAAGACAACTAGCAAAAGCTAACAATGTAGCACCTGATAAAGTACTATCCGATATAGCTAGTGACACACAACTATTTGCAAGATTTTCACAAGATGGTGGAGAAAATTTATTAAGAGCAGCGGTTCAAGCTAGAAAACTTGGAATAGATATTGGAACTGTTGCAAAAGCTGCAGACGATTTACTTGACTTTCAAGGTTCATTGAATAAAGAAGTAGAAGCTTCTGTGTTATTAGGTAGAAATGTTAACTTACAAAAAGCAAGAGAGTTATCATTAAGTAACGATATTGAAGGACTACAACAAGAAATTTTAAAACAAGTTGGTTCTGAAGCTGAATTTAATAAAATGAATAGAATCCAAAGAGACGCATTAGCAGGTGCGATTGGTATTGAAACATCTGAATTACAAAAATTAGTATCACGACAAGGAGAACAATTAACTCTACAAGGTGAAATAAATAGATTAACTTCGGAAAATGAAGTACCAGAGGATACCATTACTAACGTGGCTAAAATATTAGCAGATTTTAAAACAATTGGAATGGAGTTAGCAGAATCAATTGGGCCATCATTGAATACTATTTTAAGCATTATAGGTAAAATGACCGGTGCTCTAAATAGTTTTGGTGGAATATTACCAGCAATAGGTATATTGTTAGGAGGATTAATAACAAAATCTGCTGTGTTGTTTGCTTTACAGGCGGGTATAACTTATTCTAAAGCCGTTGGTAAATTAGGTTTTGGGGGATTAGTAGGTTTATTAGCAGCTCCAGCTATTATTGGAGGTATTCTTGGAGGTGTTATATCTGCTGCATCAAGTGTTCCAAGATTCCAAGACTTACCAGAAGGTCAAGCTGCGTCGATTACAGGTGGTCCTGCAGTATTTGATTCAGGTGAAACAGTCGTGAGAACCACTAGCCTTACAAATATGATGAATGAAACGAATAAAATATTAAATAAATTAATTGAAGTACAAATAGAAACCACTAATGCTATTGTAAGTTCTGGTAGAGGTACTGTTTCAGCTATTGAGGGTATAGAATAATGAGTGGGTTAGATAATTTAAGAAGTATTTTTAAAGACGAACTACTTGAGAAGACTGAATTATTTAGAGATAATCAACCTGTTGATAGATTTGATACAAAATTAAATTATAATGAAACCAATTCAGTAACACAAACTTATGGGTCTGATGGAAATTTAAACACAAGAGGTGGTAGAATAGCTCCATTATTGGATTCAGTATTAAGAGGTAGAGTTTATGAACCAATAAGATTTAGTCAAGACTTTACAAATGAAAATCTTTTTGTCGGGCCTGAAAATCCACCATTTGGTGTGGAAAAAATATCACAAGATAGTTTAGGTTTATTTGACTCAAGAAGCACAACTCCTAAATTAGACACATTATATTTTAACACAAATAACTCTTTTAGTCCTGCTACTAATGATGGACAGATTACTTTTCAAACAGCCGGTGGTGTTGACAAGGGAACAACATTTCCATACTCAAGACTTTTGGATTTAGGAAAAGAATTTATTTCTAATGTAGACGACCCTTTAAGTTGGGAAACTTTATATCAAAGTAATCATACACCAAAAAATAACCCAATTCGTCAAGGATTACGACCAGTTAGTTATCCAAATGTCAATCGTGATAATTTAAAAATTGGAAATCGTGACAGAGTTATTGGTGGTAAATATGGTTTTGATAGAGGTGATGAACCTTATGTTGTAAGTCCTATTGGGAATCAAGGTAGAGATAAAAATAAAGGTGGTAGGTCTGTTCCAATTACAAGAGCTCTGACTGATGGTGATAGAATATTAAATTTTCTACTTTCAGACCAAGGTATAGCTTTTGCTTTACAGCAAAATGTCAACATACCTATAAAAAATACTGTTGTTAGAAAGAAATCACTTGACCTAAAGGGTAATCCAATAGAAAAATTAGTTAGAGTTCCACAAAGATTTGGTGTTACTTATAATCCACTTGCAAGTCTTGCTGTGTCAGCGGGTAGATTATTGGGACAATCAGTTCCAAATGTATTGACAAGAAAGTCAGGTTTTGATATAGGTGGTGATATATTATCAGGTGCTGGTAATTTACTTGGTGGTGGAGTTGGTGAAGCTCTTAATAATTTGGGTGATTTATTAACTCCTAAAGAATATGGACCATCTGCTACGACTTCTAATTTTTCAATAAATGATACTTTTACTAAAGGAACTAATACTAATAATAATAATTTATTCAGTAGTGCAATACAATTTGCTAGAGATTTTGTACCTGGTTTAGAACAAGAAGTTGACAGAGTTTCACAAGGTGATGAAATGACCTTAGCAAGAATGATAACTGGAAATTCATTAACAGTAGTAGGCACCGATGATAAACTTGAAGATAGATTTTTAGATGGTGGTACAAAATTTAACGATTTAAATTTTAATAAAAACCAAACTTTTGGAGGTTTGACTGAAGGTAATCAATTAGATTTTAATGTTGAAGACCCGAAACATGGAATGCCATTTTATTTTAAAGATATGAGAGATAGTCGTTATATATTTTTTAGAGCATTTATTGAAGGATTAACAGAGAATATTTCACCATCTTATGCTTCACATAATTATGTAGGAAGAAGTGAACCTGTTTATACTTATGAAAGAGCTGAAAGAGAAATTTCATTTACATTAAAATTAGTTGCACAAACCTCATCAGAATTAGATAATATTTATCAAAAAATGGATGTATTAACATCATTATGTTATCCTCAATATATAGATGAAGGTAAAGATGGTTATGGAAATAGAATGCAAGCACCATTAACAAAATTAAGATATGGTGAATTATTTGGCGGTAAAAAGAACGAATTAGACGGATACATTAAATCATTATCCTACAATGTTGACCAAAGTTCACCATATGAAACAAAAAGTGGAAAAAGAGTTCCAATGCACGTTATCGCTACCATTGGGTATCAAGTCATACATGGTGCACCAAATAAAAATACAACATTTTATGGGATTAATCAATAATGAGTAGATATAAAAATACAAGAGTAAAAAGAAAAAACAAAAAAAACTATTTCGCAACAACAATATATAAAAAAGTTGAAGAACAAAATAGTGATTTATATTTTATCGCACAAGAAGGTGATAGATGTGATGTTTTAGCAAATAGGTTTTATGGTGATTCATCATTGTGGTGGTTTATAGCAAAAGTTAATAATTTAACTGCAAACAACATTCCAGCGGGAACATCTTTAAGAATACCAGTCAATATACTAAATACAACAGGTTTTTAAAATGATTAATAAAAGACTATTCGGTGCACCAATTAATGAAAAGGTTCAAGAGGAACTAAATAACAAAAAAAAAGGTTATTTAGGTGAAAAATTACCATTCATAAGAATGTGGGTGGCACCAAAGTTAGTTGGAATGGCTGAATACACAGAATTATTACAAGAAAAACTAAAAATTGACCAACCAATTCCTTTTACTGAAGAGGAAGTAAAAAAATTAACAGCAAAAAAATTTTTAAAAATGCAAACCTATGCTACATTAGGTATTGATGAAGACGAATTTTTGTATAAGAACTCTCAGGCTCAATTACAGTTGGCAAACATTCCTGAATCCACAGGTACTCCAGGTTCAAATAATAACCTTCCCTTACCAGGAGCTATGGATAATAAATTAGATTATTTTAAAAGTATACAAATAGGTAGTAATAAAGCACCTAATATCAGAGATTCAATTGCAAAAAATAATCAATTTGGTGTTGACCCAACTTCAACTAATACAGATGGAGACCAGGCGGTAAGTAATGATGTGATATATCAAGAAGATGAACCCGAAATTGAAGATGTAAAAGAAGAATTATTAGATGCCATAAATGAAGATGAACTTCAAACACTACAAAAAAAAGCTGAACAAGAGGCTAGACTGGAGCTGTCACAACGCTCAAAAAAAGTAGAGAAAATAGTTACAGCGGAAAAAATTACCAGAGATAAAGTTCCATATAATCAAGTGGTTTATGTGGTTGGTAATGTTTCAGCACAAGGTGGTAAGATTTCAAATAGAAGTGATTTTAATTATAAACAAAAAACAATTGACGCTCAAGGTAATGAAACTTATTCAGAAGATGACTCAACAGCGACCACTTTATCACAAAAAGATTTAAAATCAATTGAACAAAAACTATTTCCAAATGAACTTAGTGATAATAAATTATTTAAACCTGCAGCAGGTATAACATCATTAAGTTCTGAAACTGAGGGTACACTTGGGGTAATAAAAAAAACAACTGTAAATTTTGTTGTGCATAATTTTCGTGATTTTGATACAATTTTTAATAGATATTTTTTAAAACCAGGTACAAATGTATTTGTTGATTTTGGTTGGAGTGATGTGGATTTATACAATCCAACTCAATTAATTGAAGAAAGTGAACAAAAAGGAATTGAATATTTTTTATACAATGAACCAAAAAAAGATAAAGATAACGAGTTTGAAGGTTACGTTGCTAGAAATTTAGGTAGTTTAGAGGTTATTTGTGGAATTGTAACGGATTATTCTGCAAAAATAACTAAAAATGGTAGTGTTGAGTGTTCCATTACATTAACATCACAAAATTCAGCTTTGTTAGGCTTTAACAATGATAGTGTACAACAAGACCTTGTTGATTTTCAATTAACCACTGGTATTTATCAATATGGTTTAAAGTCTTTAGTAGCACAACTTCCTACTAAAACTCCTGAAGAAAAAAAATTAAAAGAAAATATTTTAAAAGCTATAAATCAGACTATATCATTTAATCAAAGTACAGATTTAAAACAAACTTATGAAGATAATTTAGCTTATTTATATAATTTAAATTTTGGTTTAACGAATACAGTTATTCCTGATAAATGTATTGAATTTGGTTTTTTTACTAATGGTTTGGACGTTACAGATAATTATATGACTTGGGGAAGAATCGAAGACTTAATTTTTAATGGAAATTTTGGACATGGAAAAGATGATGAAGATATAAATTCAGGTACAAATTTTAATATAAGAATGGATTCATCACAAGCTTACACATCTTATAGTAATTATCATGCTAAGATTCAAAAAGCAAAAATAAGTGAGGGGAAAGACATCGGACATTATTTTTTTCCTCAATGGTGGGGAAAATCAAATCCAAGTGATAATGATGGTTCTTATTCATGGGAAAAAGAAAAATATCCACAAGGATATTTGGGTATAAGTAAAAATGATAAACCAGAAACTGATGAAAACTTTGGTAAAATACCTTTACGGGAGGTGTTTATACGGGTGGAGTTGGTTAAAGACGCATTTAAAGCTGAAAAAAATAAATCAATCAAAATGGTAATCAAACAACTGTTAGAAAGTATTAATAAAGCTTCAGGTGATTTATTTAATTGGGCGATGTTAAGTGGTGATACTGATTCTAAAATACAAATCATTGATAAAAATTATGTATTTAATAAAGAAATGAAAAAAAAGATAAAAACTTCTGGTACACCATTTTATATTATGAACATAATGACTAAAAACTCAATAGTTAAAGATTATAACTTAGAGTTTAAAATCCCTAGTGGTAAAATTGGTGATATGTATGCAATAAGAAATTTAGGACCAGAAAATAACATTTATTCAACCAAAACTGAAATAACAAATTTAGTAGCTCAGGAAATGATGGATAGATTTGCACCACAAATATTATCTTTTCCAGACCATGGTGGAAAAAGAGCTGAAAACAATATAAATGATTCAAATAATACAAAATTTATTAATATATTTAACAATGAGGATTTAATTGGTGGTGAGTTACGAACACTTTCAAGCGGATTTTCTACAAATAAATTTAATGTTGGTGCAAATAGTCCTTTACAAACATTAATTGAAACAAATCCTGAAGCGATATTGGATAACAAGTTTGAAGGATTAACAGATGACCAGGTAAAAAAAGTTAAAAAGACTTCAAAAGAAAAACAAACAACAGTTGATGGCAACAATAGAGCACTTCAGAGTCATGGATACATTGTTTATGATTCACTTTCGGCATATAGAGAAGGTGTAGGAGCAGCAAAAGCTGATATAAGTATCCCACAATTATTACCATATACATTAAGTTTATCAATTCATGGAATAGCTTCTATAATTCCTGGTGATACGTTTCAAGTAGATTATTTACCATTGGAACATCGTTCATCCACATATTTACAAACAATAAAAGTAACACATGATATTCAATCTGGAGATTGGACAACTGGTTTGGAAACACAATACAGACAATTGTTTCCTGACTCTAATAATGATATTCTACTTCAATCAGATACGGAGGAACAAGTGGTCTCACCAAACATTTTCCTAAAACAACCATTTGATATTCAAAAAGGGTTATTTAATGAAAATAAAACCAATACTATCAATGGTCGAATGAGTCCGATATTTAATAATGATTATTGGACTACTGAAAATAGTGATTCGGCAGTAGACATTAAAGATTTTATTAGATATATGATAATGGTAAGACCATTAGAAGTAAGAGAAGGAAGTGCTTTAAGTCATAGATTTCAATTTAGATTTATAGGAGCATCTAATAATGATGATAGTTATTTTATTAATAACACATTGGATGATACACCTGGTTTTGTTTTCAATCAATTAAGAGTTGATTTAAAAGAAAATGATTTAAATGCTCTTAATAATCAACTAAAAAACAAGGGTATGAGAACATATTTATATGATTCTTTTACCAAACATTTTATTCAAGAAGGAAGTAAAGTTACAACTGCAACAGCTACAAAACTCCCATATGCGAAAAAAATGAAAATAGATGTTGATACTATAATTCAAGGTGAACAAATTTATGCTAAAAACCCTGATTTTAAATATAAACCAGTTATTGGTCCAGGTGGACAAGATAATTCAGATGAGAAATTTAAACTATATAAATATTCACAAGTATATTTACCACCTTTTGCTGTAAGAGGCGGAAGTTTATATCAAATGTGGATAAGGAATTCCAATGAATTTGGTATTGTGCCTGACCCTAGTGAATCTGAAATGACTACAACAGCCTACAATGCATTGTTAAAATTATTTGAAGATGGTAGTACGGTTGAAATAGGTAAAAGTGACAATAGTACAACTTTTACAACAAAATAACTTTAAGGTATAAGATAAAAAAGCTTGTTTTTTATAAATAAATGTTATATATTGTAATACGATGTATTGTGTTATACCTATATTTAAAGAACCTTTCTTACATCCATTACATAAAGACAATGGATTATCAGCCCTATGGGTTAAACCTAAAGACGATAAATCATTCTTCATAATACAGAAACATCCTGATTCGGATAAAGTATTGGAAGATTTCAAATGGTTGAATGAACATTCAATTTTAACACCTGATAAAAAAATATTAAATCACTTTTATGAATTTGATAAAGTTACGGATATTAATTACTTGTATTGGGATGATACAGGTAAACCATTTGAAAAACATATAACGAATAATGCAATAGATTTCTTGAGTAATAAGTTCTATAATGTAAAAAAACTTAACGAAATCATACCATTATCGAAACATAATGAGTATTGTAATGACATTGTGAAATCAATTGGGAACTTAATCTTTGATTCAAAAGATGAATATATGAGTGATGTTGTGAAAGCATTTACATCCATTGAACAAAATGGAATCAAAGTATCTAATGATATATGTAACATATTTGACATCAGAGTAAAGAAACATATATCTGATGGTAAATTGTATTCTAATTACAATCTATGGACAACAACAGGTAGACCAAGTAATTCATTTGGTTCAGTTAATTTTGCAGCTCTACCACCTGAGAAAAGAAAAGGATTCATAGCTGAAAATGATTCATTGATAGAGTTTGACTTTGATGCATATCACTTGAGATTGATTGCTGACTTGGTTGATTATGATTTTGGTAAAGATTCAGTACATCAACACCTTGCAGATTTCTATGGTTCAACATATGA